TGAGACCGTTTACCTTTAAGTTTCATTATTAGATCCTTTATTATCTTGTGGGTTACTGAGGCTTTTACCTGCTATGGTATATCTCTCAGAGTACCCATGGTTCTTTAAGGCCTTAAGCCAACCTCTTCTGCCAAATACTTGTATGTCATCACATTCATTATGTATTGCCCAATCTTCAATAGCCTTTACTTCTCCTAGGGCCTGAAGGATACCTGAGCCTGCTTCACCACCTAAGTAGCAAATCTCACAAGTTCTTTTTCCAGGGTAATCAATAATGTGTGTTACTACCGTAGCTACAAATTCATTATCAATTGTACCTAACCATATTTGTTTACTGCCCTCAACCAACTCTTTCATTACATCCTGAATCCTACGTTCTCCATAAGAGAACTCTAGTGCAGAGTGTATATGACCTATAGTTGCGGCAGGCATATCTTTAAAATGTTCTTGTGTCCACATGCAAAGCATACGGTCCTCCAGTTATAACTTATTGGTTTGCTTTTAGCTCTTCTACTTCTGCTTTAAGCTCTTTGATTGCTTCTATCAACAAAGGTATTATTTTCTGAGGCTTAACTGTTAAGTAGTCTTCTCCAGATATACTTTCAGTTTCACCAGTTTCTTCATTTACCTGTTCATCAAAAGGGGCAGGTGCAACAGCATCTGGTATTACTCTTTGTACATCTTGAGCAATTACACCAGTTTCATGTCTAGCAGAAGGTACTAAACCTTTTTCTTCTATATCGTCTACCCAATCAAACGTAACACCCCTTAGCTGTCCTACTTTATCTAGTGCATTTGGTATTAATGTAATGTTTTCTTTTAGACGTTCATCAGAAGCATTTTCAGTTAAAGAGCCTTTTAAGGTTGCATTGCCTCCTTGAGTAACTTTTAGTAACTCTTGACCCCCTCCTGTACCCCCTGCCCATAACCTCCAGTTATCAGCATCGAACCTCAAAGTTGTCATGGTAGTATTACCAAGCTCCATTTGCTGACCTATATCAGCATCAGCATCAAGGTTGCCAATAGTATTTGAGGCTTTCATATCACCTTGTACAACTATTAGGTCTCCTCTTAATGTGGCGGTTTGACGTCCTCCCCAACCACTATTCCAATTGTTATTAGTGCTATTGACCTGTATACCCTTTTCAGCATTGATGTAGACATACTCATCTGTTTGTCCTGCAGCGTACCAAGAAGACTCACCTGCATTTAATACTAACTGCTGTTTTCCATGGATATGACCTTGTTCTTTAGCGTTTATTAGATTTGTTTGTACTTCATCAGTATTAACAACTTTAATTAAAGTTCTTAGTTGTTCACTAAGAGTATTTAGCTCTTGTTGAACTGACCTAGCATCGTATTTTATGGGAAGCATTATCTAAATCCTCTTACTCTACCTTTAATTTCCATGTTGGTTATTTCCCAACTATCTGCATTGTTATCAGAAGAAATCTTTAGGAATAAATATCTACCAGAAACTCTAACCTTATAATCAGCATAAGACCCGTTTACATAAAAACTATGTTCAGGTAAAAACGTAGGGTCATCATTTATATTTTCAGAAAACCCTACTTCAACAAGGGGATTACCCTCACCTATCTTACCTACCCGTATACTCGTTATCTCTTTAATAGAGTAAGGGTTATCAAGGTCATGTGCTTTTGTAATACCATATGTAGCATGATTAGATTGACCACCGTCCTCAAAGTACACATTACCATCAGGATGTCCAACAATATCATGGTCAAAAACACTAGATATCTGAGCAGCACTAGAGCCTATACTTTCAATACTAAAAGTGTTGTTAGAATAGTTGTAAGTAATTTGTTTTGTCGGCTTTGTACTATTAATAGGTAAAGACCAAATAACTTCATTGTTAAGTTTGTTATGGTAAGCAACAACCTGTGCATATTCCGACTCTGCAATATTATCTCTTATGTACTTATTAATACCCTCTGAATCCCCAATAGTCTCAACAGAGCTACCATCAGTTACAAAGAGACCTCTTCGTGACAGACCATAGTTTGTAGAATCAACGGCTACTACAGATCTTGGTGATACTGCACCAGCACCAGAAGCAAATGCAGTTTTATACCCAAAGTAATAAGGGGCTCCTGTGTATTGCAGGATAAACATTTGATCTTCTGTGTAGATTGCTTTAGCGTCCCCAAGAGGTACAATGGCTTTTAAGGGAGAAGAAGCTTCTCGTAATGTAAGGCTACCTGCAGCATTGGTTGTAGCAGGTACCCAAGTATCTGGGTTATCTGTATCACACCATGCAACATCATAAGGATGTTCAGAGTTAGCTTTATTATAGTTAATTGCTAAAATGTGTGGACCAGACTTATCAATAGCCGTTACTTTAGTAAATGGACAATCAGAAACTGTTAGTGTAATTTGCATTCCTCCAGAGGATGCTGTTAATACATTACCACTATTATAACCAGATCCAAAGTTGGTAATTTTAATTCTAGTTGCAGCAAAAGTATTACTTATTTCTGTTACTTGTGCAGCAAAATTTACTCCATCACCACCACTAAAAGTCAAGTTAGTTCCTACCGAATAAGCTGAACCTGCGTTTGTAATAACAGCCCCAGAAACAGAGCCAGTTAATAACTCACCGAAAGTTTCGTTATTCTTTTTAATTTTTATTGGACCTACACTATCTGAAGCAAATACCCATGTACCAAAGTTAGTAAATAACCAAGCACTAGAATGTACAGAACCCTCATCCCAAACAGAATTTCCACTGTCCCATGTAGAAGACCCAGAATCCCAAACACTAGCCCCTCCAGTTTCAACTAAGTTATACCCAGATCCCACCACTGTTCCTATTGTTGTAGGGTCATCAAGTTTCCATCTATAAATATTATTAAGATCACCTATATAAAGAACCTTAGTATCATACTCATTGATAGAAGTTAACCCTCGTACCGGTTGAGAGCTAAAGTCACCTATAAGGGATCTTCCGGGCTTTCGTCTGATAGATGTATTAGTAAACTGTAACCCGTCAACTTCAGCCCAAAAGGGTATGCTCTTATCAAATTTATTTGTTTGCCACCCAGATAATAGCAGAGGTGTTAAGTCTGCAGGGAAAAAGTTTCTAGGCGCCCTTGGTGAAGTTGCCATAATTTATCTCCTAATATAAAATCTTTATACACCGTAGTATAAGCTAAAGGTTATCAAGTAATTGATATGTTTTTTGTAGCCCCTCTGGTTGAACCGAAGGGGTTTGTGGAAGTAGTCCATGACCACCTGCGGGAATTATATGAGTTCCCTTGAACACCATTAAAACTTCCTGAAGACCGTGAAAAGGTAAAACCACCTATTTTCAGTGTTTCCCACCCACCGTTATTTGTATAATTACTACCTTGACCCATTAGTGTCAGACCCAATGTTTTACTACTTGATTGATTGTCAGTCCATGTACACCTTAAAAAGGATATTTCTTCTGTCCCGTTCCCAAGCTCTACGTATCGATTTGATAACGAACCAACAGGAGACCCCATACTATTTGGAGAGGAGAAAGGCAATGTTGAATATAACGCGTACCCTGCCTCATAATGTGTCGTGTTTGAAAAACTATAAATATGTGAATTATACCCAGTAGTCATTACTGCCGAGTAACCTCTTTCCCACACCTTAGTAGATCCCACATAAACTGCCTGCACTTCAGTACTACCAACTTGAACATTTTCAACATCGACGCCAGCTATCTTTAAACTTGGCATAAGTTACTCCTCTTATGTTTCAAAATAAATAGTATTAGCATCAGTTCCTGTACTACCCACTACAATGTGATACCCATCTATTATATCTGCGTGTAAACCACTAGTTTGACCATCTACAGTTTTAATCTTAGTAAGAACATCAGCGGCTGTATAAGCGGTTGAGTCTAGCTTAGTACCTAAAGAAGTTGATAAAGCTGTTAAATCAACGTTTAAGTTAGGATTTAAAAGAACCCATGTATTATTACCACTATTATATATTAAATCTAAGTAATGGTTTGCCCCACCAATTTGACCTGCTGCTAAATTAGTGCCATCCATATTTTTTATAGTAGATGCTCCAGTACCATCAACATTAAGAGATGCACTAGCTGTATTAGCTGTGTGAGCTTTTACAATTATTCTTGCACCATTTGCTTTAACTACGTTATTTGTAAAATTAGCTGTATACGCAGTTCCTGATCCAGCTGTACTAACTACATCTAATGAAGATCTTAATAAACCATTAATTTCATCTTTAGCTGCAGAAAAATTATCCCTAACAGATTGGGTTGTAGGAGAACCCGTTGTTGGTTTTGTTGCATTAATATTACTAGCCATTATAAAATCTCCTATTGATTCCTATTTACGCCTTTAGTTTTCTCTACGGTTCTCATAGCACCTAATCCAAGCATACCCATAAGAACTGGCATCATTGTTGATAGATCTAAAATAGGGACCTCAACGGTAGAATTGGCAAGAGCAAGCGAAAAGTTTGCCACTGGAATAAGTATGTAGTTACTCGCAAGTCCCACACAACAAGTCCAACCCACAGCCGGTCTCCAACCCGAAACAAATAAATTCTTATGTGCCGCTTCCGTCTTATTAACTTCAAGTTGCGCTTTCGCAAGTTCCTGTGCGTGCTTTTCAGCCATTGTCGATAATTCAAACGCAATCGCATTCTTCTTGTCTTTATCCTCTATGAATTTATCTAACAGCCCAGTTACAGGGCCAATTAATTGTTGTAACATAGTCCTCGTCCTTTATTTTCCTAAGGGATTAGATAAGTAATCCATACCCTGCCAGAGATCATCTATCTCTTTTTTAATTTTCTTAAGGTCATCAGAAGAATCTTGTAATGTATTAGCAATTACTTTTGCTTCTGCAACCGTACCTTTTATCGTCTCTATATCCTTAGATAGCTCAGAAACGTCTGTATTCAATTCTAAGAGCTTTTCTTGTTGACCCTTAATGGTCACAAGGGTAACTCCTAACTCTGCTAATTTACCCTGTAATTTACCCACATCGTTATCTAGTAGTTGTTGCTGGATAAGTTGTATGTCTTCTTTAATAGGGGTAATATTAGGGATCTTTAGGGATTCTACACCTTCTAGTCTTGAGTATAAGCTAGAGGCTGTCCACACACCACCACCTATT